AACCCTTGTACCACGTTCCGCAGTTTGCTGGTTAATCTGAGCTTGGCCCAATATAGCTTGTAAATCACGATCTTCTCGCTGAGCTTCTCGTGCTAAGGTATCTTGACCATCTATCGTACCTAGAGCTTGACCTTCCTGTAAGGCTAACGATTGAGCCGCTAGGGTATCTTCCTTATCCGCTCCATACCTACCTGTAAGTTCAGCTTCGGCTAGACTTCTTTCGAGAGTATTTACCTTGTCCGCGCCTTCGCCAAAAGTACCCGTAATTCCGGCGCGTTGAAAACCTTCTTGTCCCCCTTGGGCTCTACGCGCTTCAGTTTGCCTTGTTGTATCATCGCCTCCAAGATCAGTACCAAATGTCTGAGCTAATCCAGTACGATATGCTAAATCCTGACGTTGCTGATCTAGAGTCCTATTACCATCGTAGATACCAGTTAACGCTCCACGTTGCATACCTTCTTGAGCTAACGCAGACCTCTCAGACTCACGTTGCTGATCACGCCTTAGAGCATCCTGAGACTGAAACTCCCTAGTACCTAAATCCCTAGAGAACTGCCCCATACGATCAGCTTCGTTCTGCTGCCTACCTGCTAATCCAGCCTGTTGATTAGTCCCATACAGCCCAATCCCTTGCTGTATAGCTTGCCCCACACCAGCATCTCGTTGAGCCTCAAACTGAGCATCTATGGATTGCTGACCTCTAAGTACACCAGACTCAAATTCACCGAACTGCGAAGCCGTAGCTCCACCACCACGCAACACTCCGAGCCTATTCAAACGCTCAGATAGATCCTTACGCGATTTCGAGGCTTGATCTTGATAACTTCCCATAGCAGCTTGACGGCGTTTCTCATATGGATCTCCCGTCAACCTGCCAGAGATAGCACTTTCTAACTGTCCTCCAAAACTTCCTGTAGCCATTAGTGTACTCCTAGCTTACGTACAGTTTCATTCCCGATAGGTTTATACATCAACATCGAGCGGCGCACTGTAATAGGTTGATCTAAGGTACTATTCTCATATCTTACCTGACTCACAGGACTATACCCATGCAAATCAGTATCATTCACAAACGCTGTAGTAGCCGATCTAATACTCGAAGATCCTATAGTAAATGCAGTTTCCAAAGCATCTGTAGGATCACCTACTTGAAACGTATCACCCTTTGTAACAATCCCTGGACCTGTTTGATACACCGATGTATCGTATGCTACGTCAGCAGCATTGAACTCATGCCTAGCGTATAACCATCTAACTCTTGTAGCCACGGACACAGGAGGCGTAGCAGCAGTAGTAGCTTTAACTGTAAATGACAACGTAGCGTCATTAGTTCCTGTATTATGCTTAAACAACAACCCATCTGCGTTCCCTCCTAGATGTGGCAGATCTTCAAAATACGCACCACAAATACGAGTGTTCCCTGTGTACACACCTACCCATTGACGTAGTTTGTAATTCCATACTATAGCGACATTCATATACTGTTGATTAGTACCATACGGCAACCAGAACCATACTTGATCGTCTGAAGTCACTAAATGCGCGAAACTATAGCTTAATCTGTCTTTGTTAATATTATCCCAAAACTCTGAGCCATCAAAATTACCTGATACCTTCTGAGGCGGTTCAGATCCTCCCCATTCGTATATGCCATCACGCCGCATAAATAACTGATTACCGTATTCATCGGTGACTAAGCTACGTCTCGAGATCGTCCCTCGATCTGCACGTCTTTGAATACTATATGGTATGTCAGCATTACCCGTGGGAAACAAACCCCAGATGCCATCCTCATTATGGAGTCCTAGGAAGCTCTTAATGGGTGCTACACCTGTGATTTGACCATCTGTGATATAATAATCATTAGCCCCAAATGATGTTATATCTGTGGTTGAAGAGTAATGAGCTAACCGCTCACCTTGGTTGGTGCTGACATACCAAAGTCTATTATCCCAGAATATAGTCGAATCCGCAGAAGTAACCCCACTAGATCCCATACCCGCGGCTGCTATATTACCTGCCGCAGCAGGCCACTTAATAGGCGCGTCGTTACCTATACCATTGACTCCTATTAATGTCCCACCTGCATTAGTCGTGATCCAATACTTATCTATATGTGATGTAATACTAATCGAGGCTGTACGATCTGTCCATGTGCCATCTACATCCTCATAGAGCTTAGTGCCTGCAATAACAAACACCGCACTTGAAGATGCCGTAAATCTCTGTTTGCCCGTAGCTACAACAGACGGGGAACCAGACAAAGCACTAGATATGTACTTCGCTGTTCCCCGCCGAGTATTCAATGATCCTGCGTTATCTAGGTACATATTCTCAATCCTAGACAACACGTTAGGTTCCAGATCAATGGCAGGGACAGAATAATTTACTGTCTGCCACGGGCCAAATTGAATACCTTCCGCTTGTATCGCCATTAGGAAGCTACCTGTAATGAGCCTTCTTGAACCACGAAACTAAATTGACCGGGCCTAGAATCTCTACGCCCCATACGGAATTTGCGATCTGAACTAAAATTACGATTGTACATTAATCCTGTTTGTACGTAGCTTTGTTTATACTGGTTTTCCTTAAGCGCTCCATCAGCATCACCCTTCTCAGAATGATACAGTTCTGATATACCATGCATTATAGCCGCTTGGAACCATACAGGAGCGTATATATCATAGTCAGTAGTAAGATTAGTAATCGTCATATCAGGCACGTTAGCTACGTATTCGTAAGTAACCGTAGCCGTGGAATCTGGCTGAGGATACAAAGTAACCTGAGTTTCGCCCTCAGATGCCTCGTTCACACCACTGTAGAACAAAAACCTAGGATCGCCAGTTTCTGACCTGTCTATGTCTAGCTCGTCTATATAACTCTCAGTTACGATTTTAATCGGATTATCATTAGTTGTGTCTTTAAAATGCCTAGTATGGGCTACATCAGATGCTAGATCATACTCAGACGTACCAGAAGACGTAGTAAACGTACCTTGCTTATGCCTAAATACCCAAGGCATAGACAATAACTCTGCCATTGTCATATTTGCATAATCTATAGCATTATCACGATAGGTTTGATTAGTAATCGTCAAACCTGCGCGTCGTAATGCTATGTCTAATATAGTCTGTGGAGTCATAATTACTCACTCGCGGTTAGAGCCAAAGCCTCAAAATCTTCATCGTATTCAACACCCGTGCTACTTACCTGATCTCCTTCAAGCCATTTCTTCTGCCATAGCTCTACAGCACGCTCGCCTTTAAGCGCAATCGCCTCTGGAGCTACAGGCACAAAATTCTCACCGTGATACGCTTCTCCGAAAGTACGCATATTCTGGAGCGCATCAATATTACCCTTACGCCGTTTCTTCGTAACTGTCGATACACCAAGAGCTTTAGCCATAAGACTCTTAGTTTCAGCAGACGACCCCTGGATGAGCTGTACTAGTGCATCCGCGGTAAGCGCGTCTTTCGGGACAGCACTGTCCGTAACGG